CAATATTGGTAAACCCATCATGGCAGTGCAAAAAGACAAACAGTTTAACGACTGGTTCAACCATAGATGGCGTCCAGCAGCAGCATGGGTCTATATGGTTATCTGTGTCCTGGACTTTGCCCTGTTCCCAATATTCTGGAGCATACTCCAAGCACATCAGGGTATAGCAATCACTCAGTGGGTGCCATTGACTCTGCAGGGTGCCGGTCTATTCCACATGGCATACGGTGCCATACTTGGTGTGACGGCATGGTCCAGGGGCAAGGAAAAGATAACTGCCATGGAGAATAATTACCAAGGATCATATGGTATAAATAGTAATGCCAATAATGAAGTTGAAGGATCCAATGAAAATAGATGACCGATTATCCGAAGTGTTTGACATTGAGGCAGTTACTGAAGTAAAGACAGGTGATATAATAACAGTGGACAACCATGTTGTGCCACAAGGATCCAACAAGATTGAGTCTGATTACGATAGAACCAGAAACAACCTTCACTCATTATTGCAACAGGGACAGGATGCATTGTACCATGCCCTGGAAATTGCCAAGTCCACTGAGCATCCACGGGCATTTGAGGTAGTTGGAAATCTTATGAAACAACTCTCAGATGTGAATACTCAGTTGCTTGACCTACATGATAAGAAACGTAGAATAGATACACCAAGCAAGGCAGAAGAATCAAGCAATAAACAGATAACGCAGAACAATGCTATTTTCGTTGGTTCGACGAGCGAATTGAATAAATTTTTGAACAACATGAACAAGGAGTAATATATAATGGCATTACCCGTAAATACAGCAACGGTCTACAATCTGATTTTACCATCCACTGGAAAGAGTTTGAAGTACCGTCAATTCTTTGTGAAAGAAGAAAAAGCACTATTGATTGCCCAGCAAAGTGAAGAGATCAAGGTCATGGTTGATACTCTAAAGGCAGTCGTAAAGGCATGCGTTCTGGATGATCTCGATGTAGATAAGATAGCAATATTCGATCTTGAGTATCTATTCACTCAGATCCGCGCTAAGTCTGTCGGAGAGAATATTGAGTTGTTATTCGGATGCGATGATTGCCCCGATGATCCAAAGGCAAAGGCACGGGTAGTAATAGACCTTACCAAGATCGAAGTGGTCAAGTTCCCGAACCATGTGAACAAATTAGAGTTGTTCGATGATGTTGGAGTAATAATGAAGTATCCAACCATGGACACAAAGAAGTTCCTGGATAGAATGGATAGTTCAGAGTTCGATCAAGTTCTTGAGATAGTGGTTGATTCCATAGATGCCATCTATAACAGTACAGAGGTATTCTATGCCAAAGAACAGACCAAACAGGAATTGACTGAGTTCGTGGAGAATCTGACTCCGGCAATGTTTACAAAGATCCAGGGATTCTTTGAGACTATCCCAAGGTTACGACATGAAGTAGACTATAATTGCCCAGTGTGTAATAAGGCACACCATACGGTTCTAGAAGGAATCGAAAGTTTTTTTTAATAAACCTTTGTCATGAAGACCTGCAAAATTACTATAAGATGAATTTTGCACTCATGACATATCACAAATACTCACTTACGGAAATTGAGGAAATGATTCCGTTTGAGAGAGATGTGTATGTGTCCCTCCTAATAAGATACTTGGATGAAGAACGACAAAGGTTGGACTCTAGAAATGCCTAAGATGTTTTAAATTTACAACGATTGGAAAGGTAAATGGCAAAGAATAAAGTAAAGAGTGGATTGGCAGATATCATCAATGGCATGAAGAAAGATGCCAATGCTGGATCTGCTTGGCATGTAAAGCGAATTGCTCAACTAGAGGCAATGCTCGCTGCCGAGTCTGGTATGGATCCAACTGCTGCGCCGGAGGCAACTGCTGTCCCATCCATTGCAACTACTGCAACTGCATCGCCATCTGCCGTTATTCCAGCAGCAAACTTGGCACCCCCACCGACTGCAATTTCATCCACTGCCACATCAGGACCTGCTGCAACCTCTCCCACTGCTTCTGCTGCCTCGACTGCCAAGCACACAGCAGCAACTGCTGCTATTCTTACCTCCATGAGTAAAGAAGCACTGGCAGAAATAGATAGACAGAAGAAACTTGATACTATCAAGGCAAAGAATAAGAGAGACTCCGACGATAAACTACTAGCATCATATGAAAAGGGTCAAAATGCCATACAAGATGCCCTTGGTGGACGTAAGGAACGAAAGGATCTTGGTACAAGAATTGAGGATAAGAAGAATTCATTCAAGGACTTTTTCACACTCAGAGGATTTCTCGATAAGACCGGCATAGTCAAGAAAGATAGTGGTAGTTTAATAGATGACATGCTGGGTAGAAGAGAAGACAAAAAGAACTTTGAGAATGCGCACGTAAAGCGAGCTCGGGCAGATCACCTTAAAGCAGGCGGCACAGAAAACGACTTCGATGAAGCAGGGATTAGATCTTCAGCTCGCGTAAGACATGAACAACAATCGAAAAATAAATCTGAGATAGCAAAGAAGCAAGCAGCATACGACAAACTGAAAGCAGATAGTGGACTCGACGATGAGGATTTACGGAATACCGGTGACCTTGAGGACATAACGCGCCTCGCAAATAAAACTAATAGAAGAGAAAAATCACCAGTAGTTCCATTAAAATCACCAAAAGTAAAGGCACCTTCCACATTTGAGAAGACAATGAAAGGTGTGTCGGAGAGCATGTCCAAAGTAGGAAATGTTTTCACCAAGAAACCAGGTAACGTGGCAGCAAATATGGGAACCCCAGGTGGACCCGTTGGATCTGTCATGTCATCTGCCATGAAAAGCATTGCATCAAAACCAGGAAGTATTGGTAAGTCTGTGATGAGCAGTTTATCAAGTGGTGTAGGTAAGACCGCACTCCAAGGAGTTGGCAAGGCAGCAATGGGAATGATGTCAGGACCTGCCATGGCAGGTATTGCTGCTGCTGCAGGACCGGCACTTGCTGCTGCTGCCCCATTTGTTCTGGGTGCTGCAGCAGTCGGGGTTGCTGGATATGGTGCGTATAAAGCGTACAAGGCACTTACTGCTGAACCCGATGAAGAAAGTAAATCTGAACGACAAGCAGACTCTAGACACGCCAACATTGCAAACAAGTTCAAAACATCCCTTGAGAGAAAACAGGAAAGAGGCGAAACATTATCCGAAGGTGAACAACGAATGTTGGACAAGTCTACCAAAACGGTGGATGATTACCGGACTAAGGAGAGTGCAAGGGTTGGTGGAGAAAATGATAAAAAAGTAAAAAAACCTGAATATGATAAATTAGATGCTGCAATGGGCAGAGTACCAGAATCAGTGAAACCGACCAGTGCCTCCTTGATTGATAGTAAGTCGGCAGAGAATGCTGCTGCAGCAACTGAAGGTAAAACTGCCCCAAACAATGTAGTGGTTGCTCCAGTCACAAACAACTCAGTTCAGAATCATCCTACCACATATAAGCAACTGTCCCGTAACCCCGATACAACCTTCACACGACATATCGATTCCAGAATGTCTGGCGCGTTCTAAAGGAAAACCACCCGAAGGTGGTTTTCTTGGAGCAGTTACTATTTAATCGGCATCTGCTATGCTTTGAAAGTAAGCAAGCGAATCATCGTCCTCATCAATTGTTGCGGCACGGCTCACCTTTGGTTCAGGGCTTGCCTTGCTCTTTGCAACTGGAGGTGAATAACTCGATACTTCCTCTTCCATCATATCCGAAGCACTCTTTGAAGTAACTCCACCAGTGGACAGAACCATTTCCAACTTCTTCTTCAGTTCATCATATGACTTGAAGTTCTTTGGATCTGTAAACTCTGCCAACTTATGCTGGGCATTTGCAATCTTCAGAATTGTCTCGTCATCCTCGGCGATTGCTGCTGGTTCCAGAAACACTGACTGATCGTAGTTAGGATATCCTTCAACCTTACGCTGACGTAACTTGAAGTCTGCACCTTCCCAATAGTCAAACACATTGACTGGTTTCTCATCCTCGAAAGTCGGTTGTGCCTTATCCATGATCTTATCAAAGATCTTCTTGCCAAATTTGAATAGACGGACTTGACCTTCATTCTCAGGATGCTTAGGATCAGAGATCACTAGAATGTTTACATAGAAATGCAACTTGCGCTTTTGTTTACGGGCAATTTCTTTATTGGCATCGGAACCAGAGTTCCAAAGAGTGCTGTTTAATTGTCCAAGAGGATCATCCTGTCCAATGGTTGACAATGAATTTTCGATATACCACTTACCAGTTGGTCCTTGGAAGGCATGTGAGAATACCTTGACCCATGGTAGTTCATCACCCTCTGTCTTGGGCAGAAATCGAATGGTGGCAGAAGCATTGCCTGCCTTGTCTGCTTCTAACTTCCAGATCCGATCATCTTGATATGACTTGGTAGATGATGGAGTGGAGATGTTTGCAAACTCTTGTGCAATCTTACCGAAGTCGGTATTGCGCATCTTACGTAACGTATTGAGATCCATATTATTTCCTTATAAAGTATCGTATTAATTAGTATGTTTAGTATGTGTGATGAAAATTTGATCGGTCACTGACATCTCATCTGCAAAGAGATCTGATGATTCTTCTTCATCAATTGTATTTAGTATCTTCATTCCCTTCACCTTCTTGTTGCCGGTGAATCGACCTTCTTGTTTCTCATCAAACGTAGCTATGTAGTGTCGTCTTGTCTTGCTCATTTTCCTTCTGTTCCCTCCTTATGGATTAGTGCTTCAATTATTCGGAATTCCGAATTTCTAATTCTTATAAATACTAGTATACCTGAAACTAGGTATAAAGTCAAATCAATTATGGTCTTCGCGATGTAACAAGCATCCAAGACCTCTAACACTACAAGGGAGCGTCAGCATGACTACTTATATACCACCAACAGTTCTATACATCAAACAGCACTCAGTCACAGGTCTCAAGTATTTTGGTAAAACCACCAG